ATTGTTAGTAAACGTCGTTTCGTCGTTTTCCGTATAGTCTTTTATTGCCTGCTTTAACTCGGCATAAGTAAAGCTCATGTTGTTGTCACCGTAACTGATCCTACAGAACCCGCTAGGGCCTCCGTATTGGTTATTTCAGAAGGGAGTTGCGCTACGCCCGCCGTGGCCCAATTACCTTCTCCCAAATAGCGAATACTGTTCGTTGTTTTGACCAAAAATGCACTTGTTGGATTTTCTGTCTGTGGCCTTGGGTTTAAAATAGCTTGTGGATCAACGGCTTTCCTACGAGGTTCCAGCTGCGGTTGCTTTGGATCATATTCATCCGGACCAACCAACATGCCCGTCCACTCACGCTTCATATTGTTAAGCTTGTAACGAAATCCGGAACGATCTGATATCCCGTAGGCAAACTTTCCATTAGCAAATCGAGCCATCACAATATCCTTGAATAGGCCATTGAGGGCTGTATATTAAAAGAAGACCTGTCTCTATCCTCAGACGCCGCCCGATCAAACTCTTCTTCATACACCGCTTTTAACAGCTGAACTCTTTCTGGAGCCCGCTTCATAGCTAAGTAATAAGCCAATCCTGCGGCTAAACAAGGGTAAAATCTAAATGGTAAATCCATGGTATTTGTGAACGTGTCTGCATCGTCCATGCGAACAAGCTTGTCAATAAGAACCGTATCTACACTGTTGTCAGGCACAGGCCAAAGCTTCAAAACAGGGTTGATTTGGCGGTCTACAAAAAACTGAGAAGGTCGCGCTTTAGTGGTTTTAGTAGGTATGTTGATGTAATCACCTCTACTAATCCTTTCTAGCGCAAAATCGGTGCCACTTCGTCGTATAACAGCGTCCAGCACATCAATGGCGGATGACCCAAGGGCATATTCTGCCGTGCCTTCCGTAAGAGAAACGGTAGTCTGCTCAATAGTCCATTGATTCAAACCTCGGTTTGCCCAATCCGCTAACATCAAGTTAAGCGATCTTTTTGCTGTTTTTAGGTCATAACCTGTGCGCACCTCTAGTCCGCAGCGTTCATAGGCCTCTTCGATGTAGTCACTTACATCTAACTCAAAGTCCGTCGAACTAGAAGTAGTCATGTTATTCCACCCCTTCCGAATACAGATTATCAAACGTTATGTTTGAATTCGTATAGCTACTGTGCCCCTCCGCCGTATGCGTGTACTGGCTAGGCGTAAAATCAGGCGCACCCTCTCCGGTGTTCCACAATGCGGGCGACGTAGCTCTTACCCGGTTATTTGGTAATGCCACCATATTACCTGCCCACGGGCCTTCTGTCAGATATAACAAATGACTTTGTTTATGCTGATCTGGAGAATCCGCAATAGTGTTTCCGGTATAATCAATTGTCATAACATACCGCGCCTCATAAAACTCATGGTTGACTTTGGCCATCCACGGACTTGAACTGACGCGATCTATGACAATAACACTGTGATCAATAGACTCGCAGTCCCACGGCTGGCAAATATGGTCCTCCATCCTATCGGGCCAATCATCTAAAGGCACATCAGCTACCAAAGCTTGTATTGGCATACGTGCCCACATTGCTCCTCCGTGGACGTTTGACTCAACGTCATCGGAAGTGTCTGTAATTCCAGTAAAAACCACTTGAAAACTCAAAGATCTATCTGGAATTGTATTTACCGCTATAGCAAGCGCATGTAAAAACTCACCGTGATATCGCTGGTGGTCACATGTAAATTCTTTTCGCACCCAGCATTTAAAATACGGGATGTTGCTGATTAGATGAGACATTAATCATTCGCCCGTAGGCTTCTTTTTCTTCATTAATGCACCACCTTTGGCTTTTTTAACAGCACCGCCCTTGGCTTTTTTCATTAGATCCTTAGCGCCTTTGCCGTCTGCAGCAAATTTTGGAACTTTTTTACCACCAACCTTGGTCATTTCAAGAGCGCCGCCATCTTTCATCCCCGGAGGCTTCATCATTGCGCCGCCTTTAGACTTCTTCATTGCGCCGCCTTTAGACTTCTTCATTGCGCCGCCTTTAGAGGACTTGTGCCCTGCATTTCCTAAATTAACTCTACTTCCTGGCATTTTATTTCTCCTATGTGTAACGAGTTCTTTTACGACGTTCAGACATGACTGCACCGCAGCCTCGGTGATTTTTAAGCATTGCACCACCATTAGCAGCCATTTTAACTTTGGCTGCTTTAGTGTTTGACACAACTTGTTTACCTTGAGCCCCTTCACGCTTCTTTTTTTTAGCTGTAGCAGCCCGTTCAGCTTTACTTAAACTGTTTGCTTTAGAACGCGGTAAACAACGATCTGGGTTCTTTTTATCTTTCGACGTACCACATTCGCCAACAATGTTGCCACTGCTGTCGATGCGAACCCAATCTTGTTTTCTCCATTCAGCTAACTCACCCATCAAGCTTTACCCTTTGCTTTTTTGGCATAGTTAGGGTCTTTGCAATATTTGCTAGCAGCCATATTGGCATAAGCAGAAGGGTAGGTATCAAAAGTTCGTTTTGCCCAAGCTTTACCTGCAGGACAAATCTTACTTCCTTTACTTTTTTTAGACGCAGAGCCGCCGCTTCGTAAGTAAGTTAGGCCTCTCATTTCATCTTTAGACATCATAATTATCCTACCAAGCCTTACAAGACCAATACCGAGGGGTAAATTTATCTTTTGCCGTATCACAATTGTGACGCGCCCTAAAATTACTTCTACGGGCCGGTTGAGCTTTCTTGATAGACATATTGGGATCGCCAAAACGAACAAGCTTTACTTCTGCGCCTTTCTTGGCTAAAACCGCACTTTTTTTGGGTTTTCCCGGCGTTTTCTTGGGTTTGTTATACCCTGAAAACGTTTCTCCTCGGTAACTCAAACGGCCCGAAGGAAGCCTTTTTACGTTTTTGGTGGTAGCCATTAGCTAAAAAACACCGTAACTGCCGTAATATTGGTTAAGACACTGACATAAATATCAGACACTCTTATGCCTTCATCAGGAATGTTAACTGAATGTGTTGCACTCGCAGAAAAATCTAAATCCAATACCGTGCTGCCACCATTGCCGTTTGTAATAGTAAGCCTTGGGGTGCCCGAAGCTGAAAAAACTTGAATCTGACGGATACGAGCAGGCCCTACCGCAGCAGAGCCTGTCCCGGTCAGACGTTTTGATCTTACGTCTGAGTTGGCCATAAAGACCTCCTGTTAGGATGCGTCTGAAGAACTAGAGATGCCGAAAAACTTGAGCACAATCACTGTATCGCTTCCGGGATCGCCAGAAACTACAAGCTCAACTTCATCGCCAACCAGACCGCTTGCGCCAGTGGTAAAGCCAGACATACCTAAAGCGCCGTTACAACCAAAGAATCCTTTGAATCCGGTTGTGTTTAGCGCGGCAGAAATGCCATCGACATAACCATCTGTATCTGCGTCGGTGCCTATGTCGTTGAGGTTTACAGCGTTTGTGGAAGCTGTGGTGACCGCTACGGTAACGCCCATAGGGATAAAGTTGACGGGAATTCCAACCGCAGTCTCTTTACCTGTCGTTGCGCCGTTGGCTACGGTAATCGTGGCCTCGTAAGTCTGCAACGTCATGGTACTGGTAACAGCACCGGTGGTGGAGTTTTTTGTAATATCTTGAAAACCGTTTTCAGAACGGACGGGACCGTTAAACGTAGTATTAGCCATGAGGCTCTCCTGTCTTGGCCAGTGTCAGCCCCGGGATGGGACTGTCAGGAAAAGTTTATACTAACATAGATGTTCCACGTGGAACAAAAAAAGCCGCCCGAAGGCGGCTTCTTACTTTAGGCACCCGGTGTGCCAAACACACAACGCCAATCAGAAACTCCAAAACTGTAACGCTCACGCGCCTTAAAGCGCATGTTGCCAGTGTCAAAGTCGCCTTCCATAGCCGTCTTAATGGGGCTTCTGTTAAACATTTTAAAACCGTTAGGTGCGTCAGTCTTAATGAAGAACGCATCTGTATCGGTCAAGAAATGGTTAACTGCGGCACCATCTGGGATCATACCCATGGATTTCATGGCGTTATTGTCATTGTCCGCCGTACCCGGACGAAGGTTAGAGTTTAAAACTCGCTCTGCAATAAATTGCAGTTCCTTCGGGATAATCAGCTTCAT